CGCTCCGCCGCCCAGATTTTCAGGCCGCCGCCCACTCCCTCCCGGCCCCACTGCTCACGGGCAAAGGCCAGCCGCCGGGCCTCATCGGTCATGTCCTGCAACTGGCGAAACCGCTCCCGCTCCTGGCCCGCGATATTCTTGCCCACCAGGAACTGCTCAAGCTGCGCCCGGCCAATCTCCAGCTCCTTTTCCAGGGCCAGCCCCTTCCAGTAGGCCCGGTCCCGCTCCAACGGCGCCGCCTGGCCCATGGCGTCCAGGAACTGCTTCTCCCGGCTGAGCAGGTCGTTTTGCCGCCCCAGTTCAATTAGGGCCAGTTTGCGGTTGGAGGCCTCCACGATGTCATATTTTGCCGCCTCAAGACGCTCCATCCGGGCGATTTCGTCTTTATTGCCCCGCTCCAGGATCGCCTTTTTGCTCTGCTCAGTGACCGCGAATTTATCCAGGGTGCGCAGCATCCCCAAAATCTCAGCATAGCTCTGATCCCCGATGGCGCTGGCGTGCCATTTGTTGAAGTCCTCTAATAGCCGCTCCTGCTTGAGCAGGCGCACCTGCTCCACCAGCCCCAGGGCCTCGGCCACCTCCGCCGCCTGGCCCTTGACCCGCTCAATCTGCATGACCTGCTTATTGGCCCACTCCTCTATCTGGCCCAGGCTGCCCTCAGACAGGCGGGCCAATTCCTGATACAGCCCCTGGGTTAGGTTTTCGATGCGCTTCAGTTCATTCTCGGCGCCCTTGCCGCCGCCTGGCGCTTCCAGCGGCTTGGGTCTGGTGGCTGTCTGCCCTAATTCCTTCAAATAAAGCTCATAAGTCTCCCGCTTGTATTTCTCTGTCTCTTTGGCCAGCCGGATATTCTCGGCCTGCTTGGCGGCAATGGTTAAGTCGGTTTCCCCTGCGCCTGAAGCAACCGCCCTGGACGCCGCCCACAAGTCCTGGCTTTCCATTTGCTTCAAGGCCTCATTGGTTTTAGCGAACCCGCCGGCTATGGCGGCCACCACCTGGGCCACCTTGCCGCCCACAGTGACCATCGCCACCATGATGTCCAGGATGGACTGGGCCAGGGGCTGGATGTCGGCCCAAGCCCTTTTTATTTGCCCGGCCAAAACCTTTTCATGTTCAGTGAGCCAACTATTTAAATTCTTTGCCTTTTCAACTATCCACTCATAGGCCCCGCTTAACCCCTCTCGTCCGATAAATTTTAAGTGCCCTTCCAGGGTGGTTTTCTGGGCCTCAAGGGTGTTCTGCACCTTGGCGGAAGCCGCGTCCAGACCCGGCCATAGGCTGGCCAGATATTCCAGCAGCGTTCCGGCCCGCCGGTGCTTGTCAATGACCTCTTCCCAGCCCGGCCCTATGCGGTCTTTAAGCTCCTGGGCCAACAGGCTCCCGGCCCGGGCCTGCCCCTCCATCAAGGCCCGGATTTCCTGATTGATTTGAATGCCGGTGTTTTGCCCCGCCGTGGCCAACTTGATTTTGTCAGTGAGCAGGCCCAGGGCGCTCACCTCATCCAGGCGCACGGCGTAGCCCTTTTGCACCAGGGCGTTGTAGGAGGTCATGATTTCGTCTGCCGAAGCAAACCTTTTGTAGTCCTCCTTTCGTATGGCCTCATACATTTCTTTGGCAAAAATTGTGTTGCGCTCAAACATCTGCTGAAAACTGCCCTGTCCCTCTCTGGCCATATTGGTCAGCGACGCCCCGATGCCAATGGTGGTGATCTCAAACGCGTCCGCCGCCTTGATGCCGCCGGTGAACGCCGCAGTTATGGCATGGCTCAGGGCGTAAGCCCCCGCCGTCAGCATGGCGAAAATACCCACCTTCTTCAGCAGCGCGCCGGCGAAATCATCCGCCGCGGCCTTGCTGTCGCCAAAGGCCCGCGCCCCCGCCTGCCCCAGCTCCTCCACCTCTTTCCGGGCCTGGCGCAGGCGGACGGTCCCATGGTCATCAACGTAAAGCTCAATCGTTACCCGGTCCTTGGGGGCCATTAGCTATCCTCTCTCAATTCTGCCCACACCGCCAATATTTTGGCCAGCAACTCCCCGTCCCAGGCTATCCCCAGGGCTTGGGCCACGGCTTGGACATTGCCCAACTGCACCGCGCCCCAGCCGTCCACCAGGGCCGGCCCCGCCGCGGCCAAAAGCTCCCAAGCCGAAAAATTAGCGGCCATCAGGTCCGGGCGTTCACACGTGGCGCAATCCGGATCAGATTTGCCCAGCCCCTCCCGGCGCAATTCCAGGCATTTCTCACAGTCCGCCCCGTATTCCCGGCTGAACCTGACAGCCGCTATCAGTTTTTTATCTCGCGCTCCAACTCCTGGGCCTGAAACATGGCCAGGTCCGTGGTCACCCGGGTCGCCACCACCTCAAACCCGTAAGCCTCCCGCAAGAGCTCCAGCTTGTATTCCTCCGTGCAGGGAATCGCTTCCGGGTAATCCGCCGGGTCAATGGGAATCAGCCGGGCGTAAGTTTCCCGGCTCATGCCCTCCCAGTCCAGGATGGCCCCGGCATACTCGCGCAACAGCTTGTCCGGGTTCACCCTGGCCTCTTTCTGATTGGCCTGGCGGTTAAAGGTGGTGTCCGTGGCCCGGCGCACCATCTCCTGCAACTCCGTTTTCGGGATATACCGAAACTTCAGCCGCAGCCCCGGCGCCAACTCGTCGGCCTCCACCCAGACGGTCTTGTCAATCCGCCCGCGTCCGCTCATGGCGCCCCCTTAGTTCAGGGTGATAGGGCCGGAGCCGGAGATGGAAAACTCCGCGCTGGCCACGCCGTCTTTGGAGTGCCCGATCTTCAACTGCGTCAGCCGCCCTCCGGCGTCCGGGTCGGTCACCGTGTCCGGCGCATAATACTTGCCGGTGTCGTTATTCAGGTAAAACCGCACGTCCTGGATGAGGTCGCCGGAATCGAAATACCCCCGCAGCGTCTCCTGCTGGGCGTCATCCAAATCCAGGTGGCCGGAAAAGGTGGCCTTCCAGTTGGCCATGCCCACCTCGGACTTTTCCCAGTCATCGCCGAACTCGGTGGTGTCGATCTCCTTCCGGCTCAGGGTCAAGTCCCACTTGCCCAGGCCGGCCACCAGGGAGGTGGCCAGCTTGATGGAAGCCTTGCGACCGCTAATGGCAGCCATAATCTATCCCTCCTCTCCCGCCGCCCTAAGCCGACGTGCCGATGATGATAATGTCGTAGGTGGCCCCGGCCCCGGCGGAGTTGGCCACCTTCAGCTTGTCGCCGGTGGCGGCGGTCACCGCATAGCCCGCCAGGGGGCCGGTGAGCGCAAAAAAGCCGCTGGGGGCGATCTTGATGATGTCCGTGGCGTCGCCCACCCAGTTGACAAACTGGTTGGCCGAGGCCCCGCCCACGCTTAAGGTCTGGGTGGCGCTGTTGTTCTTGATGATCAGCGCCTTGACCTTGGCGAAGGTCAGGGTCGCCCCAAAGGCGTCCGCCAAAACCCCGGCCAGGTCAAGGTCCTCACTGGCGCCGTCCGCCAAGCTCCGGGTGTCGTGGAAAATCAGATCGGCCTGGCTGCTGCCCGTGCCGCTGGCCAGTTGGGTTTCGTATTCCTTGCTCAGCGCATCCCGGGGATCGTTGATGTCCAGGTCCTTGACTTTGGTCGCGACGATCAGCAATCGCAATAATGACGTTAATGTGTCGGCCATAATTTTATCTCCTCAGAATTATTCAAGTTCCCACTGCATCCCCAGGCGATAGGCGGCCCGGTAAATCACCAGATCGCGCTCTATCACCAGGGCCTCTTCTTTGTCCGGCTCCACCGGCTGCGCCCCGGCCAGCCCCAGGGTTTGGCCCGCCAGGGCCTGGCGCAGACCGTCCAGGATTTGATAAGCCCCCTGCGATTCCCGCCGCCCCGCGGCCTCACCCCGGAGATTGCGGCAGCACACCGCCAGGTCAAAGATGCACTCCGCGCCGTAGGTCCCGCCGAAGGCGTCCAGCTCCGCGTCGTGGCGCACTGCCCCCAGCATGACGAACACCGCCGGAAAGCGCACCGCCAACTGGCGCAGGTCGCCCTCCAACTGGCCGCCATAGCTCTCCACCGTCTTCAGGTAGGAGAGCTGCGCCTTGATCCGGTCAATGAGCGCGTCTTCCAGGTCGATGATGGTTAAGCCGGGCATTTATGGCCCTCCGGTCACGTGCCGCAAAATTGACCGTTGCAGATAGTCCAGGTCCTCAGCCTGAAACAGCAGGTAGGGCCGGGCCGGGATAAATACTTTGCGCCCCCGCCCCGCCTGCCCCCCAAACTGATGGATAGCCGCATACTTCACGTTTGTGGCCAGGGTCAGGCCCCTGGCCGTGGCCGTGTAGTAAATTGACCGGCGCAGCGTGCCCGTGTCAGTGAGCGCCTTGCGCCCGGCCCAGGCCGCCCGGCCCTCTTTGGACATCCGGGCGCCCCTTTTATCCCAGAACGACTTCCTGGCGGTGTGCCAGGAAATCTTGGCCGCCAGGCTCAAGGGACTCCAGCGCACTGGCCGACCCTGGGCGTCAAAGTTCGCCTGGATGCTGCCCTTCATGTGCTCGCCAAAGTCCCGCATGACGCCGGTGAGGTTGCCGCCCCGGTCTTCCATCTCCCGGAGCCGGGCCACCACGTCCGCCGCCAGCACCCGCACCGCCAGGCCCGACATCACCAGCCCCCCAGGTAGGACCGGGTGAACGCCGGTTCATTGCTGGACAGCTCCACCACCGCCGACTCCGCCCCGGTGGGGGCCGCGCCCGTGGCCCCGATAATCTCCGCCCGCCCGGCGCCCACGTCTCTCAGGAACTTCACCGCGTCCTCATACTTCTGGCGCCAGACCCCTTCGGCCACGCCGCGCCGGGCATAGAGGTGGTAGAGACTCAGGCTCGCCGACAGGGCCTTGACCCGGGCCGGAACGGAGTCCAGGGGCAGGGCGTAGCGCACCGCCAAGTAGGAGTCGATTTCCGCGTCGGCTTGGGCAATGGCCTCAGACATCACCGCCGCGTCAATATCGTCTCCCGCTTCGGCGGTGAGCTTCGCCAACTCTTCCCAGGTCACCAGCTTGGCCAGATCAGCCTGCTCACAGTAGGCCATAACCCAGCCCTTAAGCCAGTTCAGGCGCCACCAGAATGCTGGCCGTGCCCTGCCAGATATTGGACTTGCTGCCCCCAGCGGTGTCATCGCCAATGACAAACTGGGCATTCAGCAGCAGCCGGGCCGTTCCTTCCAGGCTCGGCGGCACCACCAACAGGTTGGGGGTGATCCCCAGGGGCCGGCCGTCGGCGTTGGTCAGAGACATCATGGCCGCCCGGGCCGCGGCGTAGTTGGCGGTGGTTAGGTCCTGTTTGGAGCCGTAGGCCAACTGCCACAGGCCGTAAGCCGCCGCGCCCCGGTAGTCCACGCCATAGCGGAACTGCTTGCGCATGAACACGTGCTCGTCATCCGGGCGGTCCATGCGGGTCAACTGCACCGCCTTGCGCAACTGGAAAATGAACGGCTTGATGGCCCGGCTGGTGTCCAGCAGATACCAGGCCGTGCCCGCGCCGCCGCCGGTATTGGAGGCCGTGCCGGTCCCCACCGGGTGATCTGAGTCAAAAAAATACTGGCCATCATAGCAGGCCGTGGCAAAGCCGTTGGCCAGCAGGTCGGCCACCAACTGATCCGGGTGTTTCCTGGCCTCCTGGGCCAGGGCCGCCACCATGGGATTGTAAAGCCCCAACTGATCGTCTTCGATGTCATTGCGATCGACTTCAATGGTGGCCTCATAGTCCTTGGTGGTCACCTGCCAGTTCTTGGCCGACAGGGACCGGATCACCCGGTCGCCCACCCATTCCACCATCTGGGGGAAGTCCAGCAAAAATTTGTAGTCCATGATCCGGGCCGTGGCCGGAACCACCATGGCCGGGCCTTCGTGCCAGGTTTTGGTTTCCTGAAACGCCGCATTGAATACGGCGCTTAAGGCCGTATAGAGGCGGGCAAGAGCATCAGCATTGACAATCATGTCATCCCCTCCTTATCCGATTGCTGGTTAGCTGGTTTTGGCGATGTCGATCCAGCCCTTGGTGGCCGAGACGTATTTGACCAGGCGCCCGCATACCACCGAGTTGCCCGGGTCGGTCTCGTCAAAGGTCTGGTCATCCACCACATACATCAGGTCGCCCACCATGGCCTGGGTGATGCTGGACGCGGCGAACTCAAACGCGCCGGTGCGCCGCACCCGCACGCTGATGGCGCCGTTGGCCCCGGAACTGTTGTCCGCCTGCTCCATGGCCACGCCCATAAAGATGTTGCCGCTGGCGTCCGCCGCGGGAATGGCGTAGCCGTCAGCGCCGCCCACGCACACCATGGACCCGGCGTAGATTTTGGTGGTCGCCTTCACCGGGATGTCGATCTCAATCCCTTCCCGGTAGGACGTGGCGCGATCCTCACTTAAAGCAGTCATAAGGTTTCCCCTCCCTTTTACGCAGCCTGCCGGTTGCGGGCCGCAATCTCAGCCTGGGCCTTCTGGTAAGCTTCCGGGCTGACGCCCAACTGCTTGCACATGGCCAGGTCAATGTCGGTCATGGCCTCCGCCCCGGCGCCAGCCTCTTCCTTCAGGCGCAGCTTGGCCAGGGGCACCACCGACCCCTCGGGCCGGGACATGACGATGGTTTCAAACAACCCGGCGTCCTTGAACGCCAGCCGCTTCAGGGTCCCGCCATTGCGCTCCAGCTCCTCCGGCGAGGTGCGCCCGGTGCGCAGGGCCTCCTGCACCATGGTTTCGGCCTTGTCATGGGCCATCTGGTCCCGCAGCTTCTTAAGCTCGCTCCGGGCCTCATCGCCACTGGCGGCCTGCACCTTCAGGGCCTCGATGCTGGTGATGACCCGCTCCGCCGCCGCGTCCGGGGCCAGCCCCAGGGTCTGGGTTACGATCATGGGGACCGCCACCTTGCCCACCGCGCCCTTAAGCTGGGCCGCTTCCAGGCGGGTCTCCTGCAACTCCGCGTCTCGCTTCGCCAGGGAATCCTTGAGCGCCGCCACCTCTCCGGTCAGGCCCTCAGCCTCGCCCGCCTGGGCCACGGCCTCCTGAACCTTGAGCAGCAGGGCCGACTCATCGGCTTCCGGCTTCAGCCCCAACAGCTTTTTCAGGGCTTCCAACATGTTGCGTCCTCCTTTGCTTTTCTTGTCCAGATTGCGTTGTTTCCCCTGTCCAGCCTCCCCTTGCCCCAAAAGCATCACCTCCAGGCCCCCGGCCCCGCCATACCGGGCCGCCAGGGGCGTCAGGTTGGCGATGGCCGGGAAATTCGTCAAGGCCGCGTGCAGCAGCTCCGTCACCCGCCGGGTCTTCTTGTCCACCGTCACCACCGGGGAAAAATAGCGATACTCCCGGCTGGCGATGTAGGCCGTGGCCCTGGGCGTCCACTCCGCCCGGGCCCACAGGCCGTCATCCCTGGCGTCCAGGGCCTTGATCCAGCCCGCGGCCGGCGCCTCGCCCCCGTCCATGGTCTGGTGCTCATAATCGATCACCAGGTCGTTGCCCCGGC